CGGGGGCTCCGCCTGTCCGTCGCGGTCGGGAGCGCCAGGGAGCGCGAGGCGGCACTGTCCAAAGATGCAGATGTCTATGTGATTAACCGTGAAAATGTGAAGTGGCTTGTCGAGCGCTGCCGTAAGGACTGGCCGTTCGATATGGTCGTTATCGACGAATCGAGTTCGTTCAAGAATCCTGCATCGCAGCGGTTTAAGGCACTGCGGAAAGTGCGGCCGTTGGTGAAGCGTGTCGTACTGCTGACCGGCACGCCGGCGCCGAACGGGCTGATGGATCTGTGGAGTCAATTTTACTTGCTGGATCGGGGCGAACGTCTCGGGCATACGCTGACAGAGTATCGCGACCGGTACTTCACACCGGGACAGCGAAGCGGGCACATCGTCTATAACTACAATCTCCGCCCCGGTGCCGATAAGAAGATCTACGAGCGGATCAACGACATCTGCGTCAGCATGAAAAGTGATGACTATCTCAGCTTGCCGCCGTTGATGCAGAACGTCGTAACCGTCACACTGCCGGAATCCGCTATGCGGAAATACGCAGAGATGGAGCGGGAGCTTGTCTTGAGCATCGGAGCGTCGGATATAACAGCCGTCACGGCTGCAGTGCTGACCGGGAAGCTGCTGCAGATGGCGAACGGATCCGTGTATGACGAAGACGGGGAGGCGGTGACGATCCATGAAGCGAAGGCCGATGCGCTGGATGAGATTATCGCCTGTAACGAGGGCAAGAGCGTCATGGCGATCTACAGTTACCGCCATGACCGCGCTACACTGTTGCGGCGGCATCCCGAGGCACGGGAGCTGAAAACGCCCGAGGATATAAGGGACTGGAACGCGGGGAAGATTTCCCTGCTGCTGGTGCATCCCGCGAGCGCGGGGCATGGGCTGAACCTGCAGCACGGTGGTCATATCGTTGTGTGGTACGGGTTGACATGGAGCCTTGAGCAGTATCAGCAGACGAATAAGCGACTGCATCGCCCGGGGCAGACGGAGCCCGTCATACTGCATCACTTAATCGCTAAGGACACGGTCGACGAAGACGTGATGCGGGCGTTGGAGAGAAAGTCGACAGGACAAGAAGGTATGCTGCAGGCCGTTAAAGCACGGCTGAGGAGGTATAGAGATGACATCAAAGGCTGAGCTTGATAGACTGGTGAGAATAAGGGAGGCACTTGAGCGCGAGGCAGGGGTGTCGGAAACGCAAGGTCTTGAACAGTACCCGCAGGACGAAGAGCAGAACGAATACAGATACATTGATTACGGATGGCTGGACAAAGTCGCCGCAGGCTTGACCGCAGGAGCGCGCAAGCATCCGGGGGAGACGTGGAAGAAAATCCCGGCAAGGGAACATGCCGCACGGGCGCTGCGACATCTCTCGCTATACCTTGCGGGTGATAAGAGCGAGCCGCATCTCGTCAACGCGTCCATGCGGTGCATGATGGCGTTTGCAATGGCGGAGGAAGCGGAGGGCGGTGCACGTTGAGAGCAAAAGAATACCTGCAAAAGGTACGAGAGGGCGAGCGTCTGCTGCGCCTGCTTGAGACCGAGCACGCGAAATGCAAGGCTGACATAATCGCACTGAAGGGCGTCAGCTATGATAAGCCCATAGTCAGCAGCGGCGGGCAACCGGGGGATCTTTCCTCTGCGATTGCAAAACTCGAGTATTACGCCGAGCGCGTCAACCAGCAGTGGGACAAGGTCATCAAGATGCGCGAGGAGGCAAAGGCACTGATCGCGAAGGTGTCCGATGCGCGTTATTCCGAAGTCCTGACGCGGCGGTATATCCTGTGCGAGAGCTGGGAGCAGATTGCCTGTGCGATGGGGTATACATACCGATGGGTGACACATATGCACGGCGCAGCATTACGAGCTTTTGAAAAAGAGTGCCTAGAAGTTCCTATTTGATCTGTGGTATAGTGTAGGCTGTGGAATATGAGGCGAAGCGTCCGACAAGATACTTCGCCTTTTCAGCAAAAAAATATAAAAATAGCTAGAAAAAGTATTGACAAAAACAAGAGGAGGCGATATAATAAAACCATAGAAAGGAGGTGGTACATGTGATAGAAAAGGGCACGGATTACATCGAACTCGCCGCCGCGCTGATGACGGTAGGCGAAGGACTCTACAAGCTCGGCAAATGGCTCGAAGAAAGGAAAACCGAGAAAGAGTCGAAAGAGAAATCCGAAAAGAAAAAGCCCCGCAGTCGAAAGCGTCGGAAGCGCAAATAGCTGACAGCGGAGCCACAGGAAAGGGGGCGAGCAATCGCCCCTGACCTGTGGACATTCTATCACATGTAGGACGATGAAGACAATATTGTTTTTCTCAGTCGTGATGGCCGTACTGATTGCGCGCAGAGCAGATACTATACAATGGCTAGACTGGCTGTTAGGCGTCGGCGTCGGCGTAATGCTATCCGCATGGGTCGTGTACTGGAGGGTGCGCCATGACTAACGGATGGGGCGGTGCGCGCGAAGGGGCGGGGCGTCCGCGTACGTCTCCCGACGGACAACTGAGAAAGCAAAGGCAGACGCGAGCTTCTGATGACGAGTGGGAGCTCATCCGAGCCTTCGCGGCTATTGTCAAGAAGGATCCTGCGCGTGCCGCGCGTATGATGAAAACAAACTAACCTACAACGCAAAAAGGGCGTTGCCATTATGGCGGCGTCCTTTTTGCATGGGATGAAAGGAGGGCGCGGGTATGAGGCGAGCGCTGCACGAGTGTTGCATGCCGGGCTGTCATGTCTTGACGCGCGAACGATTCTGCGAAGCGCATAAGAAGACGCGCGAACGCGACAGGTTATCGCCGAGCCGCCGCGGATATAATACGCGGTGGCAGCGCGAACGCCTAGCGTTCCTCGCCGCGCATCCGACGTGCGAGTGTCCTGAGTGTGTGGCGAGCGGCGCGCCTCTCATGGCGGAGGTCGTTGACCATATCAAGCCGCATAAGGGCGACCAAAATTTGTTTTGGGATAAAACTAACTGGCAGGCGATGTCAAAGCGCTGTCATGACCGCAAGACGGCGAGAGAGGACGGCGGATTCGGAAATGCCCCCGGGCGGTGAAAAAGTTTTCAGACAATTTGCCGTACCGCGCCTTTCTCTTTTTCGCAAAAATTTCGTGTTACAAAGCTATCAGATTAAACCGCTTGTTCGATGAAAGGAGGTGTATCGCGTGGGACGAAACGCAAAACCGATTGAACTGCATCTCGTAAACGGCAACAAACGGCACTTGACGAAAGCCGAGATCGAGCACCGCAAAAGAGCCGAAGTGAAATTCGGCGATTCGAAACTTATTTGTCCCTCGTTTGTGAAAGCACTTCCGGTGGCCGCGAAGAAGTGGCGGGAGATGGTAAAGCTCTATCAGGGCTTCGACTTTGTCCGCTCCGGCGACGTCGGCATGCTCGCGCGGTACTGCGTCGCGTACGCCGAATACCTCGATCTTGTCGAGCATCGACAGCGCATACGCGAGATCAAGATTGACGGAATGGATGAGAGCCTGCTCACTGCCGTTCTGCCGGAGGTTTATTCCCGTCAGCGCGCAGTGAAGACCTTCGAGAAGATCGACTACATCCTCTCGGTCGCAGGTCTGCTCGCGCTCGACAAGGCTATCAACGCGAAGATGGACGCACTCGTCAAGATGGAGGATCGATTGTTCCTCAATCCGGTTGCCAAAATTAAGAACGTACCAAAGACGCCGGAGGAGAAGATTGACGCGGCGGCGGAAAGGGGCTTTGACGTATGAGCCTACTCGAAGAATTTGAGGCATACAGTAAAGCCTGCATCGCCGACACTGCGCGCTGCTGTGTCAAGCACCGATGGGCATGCATGCGGTTCCTGCGCGACGTCGAGCGCACGGGCACAGATGATTTCCCGTACGTATTCGACGAGGCGCGGGCGGAGCGTTTCTACGCGTGGGCTCGTCTTCACAAACACACGAAGGGGGTCCTTGCTGGCGAGCCGATCGAGCTTGCGCCGATACAGCGATTTATCTTCGGCAACGTGTTCGGCTGGGTACATCGGGAGACAGGGCTCCGCCGTTTCCGTCGCGCCTATTGGCAGGTGGGGCGCAAGAACGCGAAGTCGCAGAGTCTCGCGCTTGTCGGCGACTACTTGCTTATGGCGGACGGGGAACCGATGAGCGAGGTGTATATCGGCGCGACGAAGAAGGCGCAGGCCGCGATCATCTACAAGGAAACCGTCGCGATGCTGCGGCGCAGTCCTGAGTTCTTCCGCGGCAAGTGGCACGAGAAGTACAGCATCATCACGCATCCGAAGACGGACAGCATCATGCGTGCGCTGTCGAAAGACGATGGTAAGACGGGCGACGGATTGAGTCCACACGGCGGGTTGATTGACGAGTACCACGCGCATCCGACAGACGAGATCCTCGAGGTGATTAACACCGGTATGATCGCTCGGTCGCAGCCGCTCTTGTTTGTGATTACGACAGCGGGCTCGAACTTCGGCGGGCCGTGCTATCGCGTCGAATATCCGCTCGTCGAGAAGATACTAAACCCCGCGCTTGACTTTGACGTTGTCGATTACTTCGTCATGGTCAACGAGCTCGACCATGACGAATCCGGTAATCTGCTTGACGACGTCAACGACGAAACGACATGGATCAAAGCGAATCCGATAGCCGCGTCCTACGACGAAGGCGTCGCGAACATCCGAAGCAAGCTGAACGCGGCGATAGAAAGCCCTGAGAAGATGGAATCGTTTCTGACGAAAAACATGAATCTGTGGGTGAATCGCACCGCCCAGTCCTACATGGATATGGGAAAATGGAAAGCCCGCGGCGCTGTTGACCTTGCGTCGGTTGACTATCGCGGCACTGACGCGTATGTCGGCATTGACCTTTCAAGCAAGATTGACCTCACGTCGGCGGGGATCGTTATACCGGTCAAATACGAAGATCGATGGCGGTACCTTGTACTCGGACACAGCTTTATCCCGGAAGACACGATGCACGCCAAGGAGAAAACTGATCGTGTCCCGTACAGCGCATGGGCGCGGGCGGGGCATCTCACGGTAACGCCGGGCGAGGTGGTTGATTATCGGTACATGACCGAGTGGCTGCTCTCGAAAGCGGACGAGCTCGGAATCAACATCCGCGAGATCTGTTACGACCCGTATAACGCCACGCACTACGCGCAGGAGCTCGACGCAGCGGGGCTTACGTGCGTCGAGGTACGGCAGGGCGTTGCAACGCTCTCCGAGCCGACGAAGGGATTCCGCGAAGCGGCCTATCAGGGCGACATCCTGCACGTCGAAAATCCGCTCCTTGACTGGGCGATCAGTAACGCGGTGATGCGCGTCGACAGTCAGGGCAACATCATGCTCGACAAAGCGAAGTCAACAAATAGGATCGATCCGATCGCGTCGGTGATGAACGCGTTCACGCGAGCGCTGTCTGTGGCGGACACCGATCTTGAAAGTTATATACTCAGCGATGATTTTAGTTTGTGAGGAGGTTGCAAATATGGGTAAGTTATGGCGTTGGGCTGACGACGGTCTGTTGGTGTTCAGCGCGGCGTGTATCGTCGTGGGGAGCACGATGCTTGATCCTATCCTAGGGCTTTTCGTGCTTGGTTTGGTCAGCTTTATTGCCGCGCTCATCATAGCGCGTGTGAGGTCGGACATCGAGGGCGGCGGTAAGCGATGATCCTGCAGAAACTATTCTCCCGCCGCGGCGCCTTCCTCGGTGTGGACGATCCGGCGAGCGATCTGCTGAATCCCGCCGCGTGGCTGATCTCCACGCTCAGCGGAGAGGACGGGAGCATTACGGCGAAACAGGCGGCGCGGAATTCGAACGTATATGCGTGCGTGAGTATTCTTGCCGACGATATCGCCAAGCTTCCGATACACACCTTTACCGTTGACGGCGGCAGGGACGAGGGGAAGAAGCATCCTGCGGCGCGTCTGTTATACGAACGCGCGAACCCCTTGATGTCCGCGTTCACATTCAAACAGACGCTGCAGGCGCACCTCGGTTTATACGGCAACGCCTATGCGTTGATCGCGTGGAGATCGTCAGGATATCCTGATGCGCTCTGGGTGCTCGATCCGTCCGTTACGGTACCGCGACTTGATATTGCGACAGGTCAGCTGACCTACCATACGCACGACCGCGCAGGACGGCAGTACATCTTGCAGCCGTCCGACGTGCTGCATTTGCGTACGATGACGCTCAACGGCATCGTCGGTGTGCCCCCGTGGAAGACGCTCGTACCGGAACTCGACGGGCAGAAGGCGACGAAGGAGTTCATCAGGAACTTTTACAAAAACGGCACGCACGTCAGCGGTGTGCTGCAGGCGGATACGAAGATCGATGCGGAGGCGAAGAACAAGCTGCGCGGCGAGTGGAACAAGATCT